ATTAAAACGTTCTGCTTCATGTGTAAAGATTGGGTTGGTGTTGTGGTGTGACATTTCAATTAATTGTATTGGTGGTTCATAAGCATACTCGTTTTCGAGTAGCGTGTCTAGATCTTTTGTTTTCATTTGTATTGATCTAGAATTTTTTGTTTTTTCTTAGCAGTATCTTTTATTTTTTTCCAGTTACTGCCAAACTCGGAAACCATTTGTCCGAATTTTTTGTAAGAATTTTTTGTTTGTTTGTTCATTAGAACTGAAGATTTGATTGATCTAATTTTCTGAGAACATCATCTCTGTATGCCTCATCTGTATCATAACGTGGGTCATTCATAGCTGACATCAATTCTGCCTGCGATCTGAATATACCATCGTTACTACGAGGCGCTCTACCTTGTAAAGTTCTACCCTCGTTACCGAAAGCATCATCATACTCTGCTTTTAGACCTTTCAAAGCTAAGTTAATAGCTTCTACATTTCCTGATGCAACTAAGTTGTCATAAGCAAGTACTTGTTTTTCAGGTAAGTT